CCATTTCCTTTCTGGAAGTCATGACTTACGAAAGACACTCCAATCTCTACTTGATCTTTGTCGATCTGAGACTGTATAAGTTTGAAGTCATTTAACTCAAGCACGGTGTCAAGAGCGATTTCTTCTGCTATTTCAATGGATGGCTTATATTTAAGCTCCATGTATAGCGACATCTCATCATCGCTTTGGGGTAATTCTTTTGGATCTACATTAAACGCATTGATGCCAAATTGCTGTTGAGTTTGAAGTAAGAATTCCTTAGCAACCATGTCTGCCTCAACCATATCTTGGAAGAGGTTTTTCTTTTCTGCTGAGGTTGAATCTTGAGCTGTTGCCTTGATTTTGTATCCTCTTTCAGACATTCCGTTTACAACAATATCAACAAACTTAGGGATAATCGGTACGACATCCCAGTTTAAATTCATGTAAGATAGATCCCCGTCAACGGACATCTCCTTCTTATATTTACTTATTGGTTGATTCCCTCTAGCGTAAAGTCTTAATCTGTGAAACTCAGCTCTCTGACTGTAATATCTACAGCTACCTCCGTCCTTGTTAAACCATTCATGCTGAATAGCCTGTCCGATTCGTAATCCGAACTCAGGTGTATCTTTTTGACTCTCTGATATGTCGCTACTTGGGAATGACTGGGGAGTTAGTATGATTTCTGGCTTCATTTAATTATCTCGCTATTGTGACCATTATTGTTGTATTTTACAAAGTTAATGGAAATTTTCGACTTTTTAGTTTGAGGTCTAAAGCTGTGTCGTCTAACCGCCATGATTGCAAGTCCAGATGAAATGGATGCATCATGCTTGGTTCTGTTGGATGGAGTGAATTTAGCCCAGTCTTCTAGAGTCTTGTTGAAATACATTTCCCCACAAAATTCTGGACTCCTATATTCGCCTTCTGTGTCGTATCCGACATACTGTTCAATATATGACCCAATACCAGCAGCATGAGTCTGAATCATGTCTTCCGACGAGTTAGGTACGCCACCAAGTTCTTTCTCTGTTGGAGATAGCTTTTCGAACGGCTTGTCTGGACGATTAATTGAATACTTTCTGTATCCTCTGTTTTTGAAGTGATATAAAAGTCTTGCCTTATTGTTTTCAGCAAGTATTGGCATACCATAGAAATGACAGGCCATAAGTACGTCTTCGAAGAATATCTCTGCAGTTGCTGGACGTGCAATATACTCAAGGAAGAAAAAATTTGAAGGAACCGATGGGTCCATATTGTATGCGGTAAGTCCATGAAGCGCACCGTTTGATCCGCCTCCCCCTACTACACCAGAAATATCATACGGGTCACACCCGAACGCGCCTAAATCTTCATTTGCTGGATGCTTTTTGCCTTCCTTCATGATAAATCTATTCTGCATATCTTTTGGCGGAATCCAAGATACTAGGAATCTGCCTCTTGGATCTGGAGTCCATATAACCTCAGAATCTTGTACTCCGCCTCTCCATGAAAAATAACCTCGCGTAAGTACTCTGTCTCGCATTAGGCCTTCATTACTGTCGATCTGCTGATATATCTTTGTTAAGTTATAGATTGATGCCTTTGACTCATCTCTGAACGCGTGAGACTCAGTTCTTGGGTATTGTCTGTATTGCTCATTTAATGCATCTGGATCTGACTTTAATGCTTCAATCTCATTATTCCAGTATGTAACAACTCCAATCTCGATCATTCTGCCGTCAATACCCATGATTGGCTTCACTGGATCTTCAATAACTGCATGACCGTATTCATCTATGAATCCTTCATAGTTGTAATCCATTGGGATGAATAGAGAGTACAGTCCGCTTTTTGTTTGACCGTTTTTATCTCTCTTTAATGGATTTGAGTCATAGTACATATCCTTGAAATTCTGCCCTCCCTTAGCTAGTGCATTGACAGTTGATCCCATTAAACACTTACCGATGATTCTAGATCCAAGTCGTAAACATGTCTTTGTTACACGCCAGTTATTCTTTATGTTGTTGGGTGCCAACCATTTTCCACTATTTAAACTTACTGTAAAGTCAGATAGAATTAGTTTTCTCTCATTATCATTTTCTCCATCTACTTGTATTCCTATATAATCGCCCTTGCCTATATATGATACATCGACCTTATTTCTTCTTCCTGTAGTTTGTGGAGAATACCCGTTAAATGATTTCTTCTCTGTAAGGATAGGGATTCTAGATAAATCTCCAGAAAGACTTATTCTCCAAGCGTCAGTATTTAAGTTTGTCTTTCTATGTTTTACATTGCTACAACTTATCCCACAAGATAATGCTAAAGTTCTTATTTGATATACAAGATCTTTTCTACTCATTCCTATTTCAATACAGTTCTTTTTTTTATCTGAATATCCATCTGTATCAATGAGTCCAGCTAGCACTTGTAATCTCGTTTCTATAGAAGATTGCATATAGCTATCAGGTATATGCTTATTCTTCCATACTTTCAGCTTTCTTAGCTCGTCATTTATACCTAAGAATTTAAACTCAATTACTTTTTCGCATTTAGGCTTTATTATTTTGAATGGAATATTATGGAACTGGCTCATTCTACCTAGATAAGATAGTATTTCTGGCTCTTCTCCTGAATTTACTATTATTGTAAATGCATCACTCCTTCCATCTCCAAGCCATAGCCCTAGTAAGTACGGTGGAATTCCTTCAAATATATCATTTGATTCAATCCCTTTTGATGTTACTCTAGTTAAGTGTTTCTTTTTAAAGTTTGAACTCTCTACGTATTCTTTTGGTGTCATTATCACTTCCTTATGACCGCTAACAAAGTATTGGTTTAGTACAAGTCTGTGATTTTCAGTTACTATATAGTCTTCTCCATATGGTTGAGACACTAGATATCTATTTGTTATTCCAGACGTCTTCTTAACAACATTCTTGAGCGCTCCACCTTCTACTATTACTCTGTCTCCTATGTTTATGTCTTTAATCTTCTTAAATACCATTCCTTCTGTCAAGACTAGAGTTTCTGGATCATAGCATTCATCGTGAACTAATGTGAGTAGCTTTTGACCATCATATGAGTTGTCTGCTGTATTCTGCCAATCGATTGTTGTGTCAAGTCCAGTGATCTCATCTGCATCATTCTCGGACATGTTCTTTTTGGTAATCTTTTTGGCTGGGATCCTAAATGAAAGCTCAGTCTTTGGATTATCCATACCATCCTGTATGGGTTTAAAGAAGAACGGGTAATGTCTTTGAATTGGGACCACCTTGCCAGTAAACATTTCTTTTGCATCGGCTCCAGTCTTGGATAGGATACCAAGTTTTGCATCTTTTGATAGTGTACCTTGATTGACAATTTCGGATGAAGACATGAATGAGAATCCAGAACGTCTGTTTTTAAGATAGCACATACCAAAGCATCTGTCGTCTGCCTTACATGCTTCCCAGAAGATCCAGAATATCCTATTTGATTCACGGAAGTCTGGTAGTCCGACATCTATCTTGGACCACTGCAAATACATGTAGTGGCTTCCAGTTATATATGTTGGCTTGCCTCTGTTTATAAACCACGTTCCGACATCTCTTTTTTCGAATGCATCCTGAATGAAGTCTACCCATTTTACCTTAAACTCGTTTGGCTGTGCATTCCAGTCAAATATAGTTTTAAGTCTTGCTAGTTCTTTTGGATATTCTACTGGCTCCCATTTATTTATTCCTTTTGGAATGTCTTTTGGCTTTGATGGAAGCGCAATTTTAAGTCCGTTTATTTCGTAAATATCCCCTATGGTTCCATCCTTAGATATGACAATAATGTCATGTTTTTTGTTGTACCCATAATCCCACCCTTTATTTTTGGCGGTCCCAGCGGGTAAAACATTATCAAGTATGGAGTATAGTGACATTTATTTCTTTGGGTCTTTGGCTGAGTTTTCAGCGAATGATGTTGGTATTAATGCAGCTTTTGCTGCAATATCTGCCTGATCAGCTGATGGCTGTTCGTCCTCAATCTTAGTAAGGATTGCAATTGCATCTTCAAATGCTAGTCTTTTTGCAGCTGCAGCAGTCCTCATCTTGTCAGCGGACAAGTCTTCCACGCTTCCAGTTAGAATTGGATCCTTTAATACCTTGATTAATTCATCTACGGCAATAAGTCCTGCTGCTAGTATTTCGTTTCGCTTTTCAGACATATCATATTTGTTTTCATTCGATATAACTTCCTTCCTTCAATATTAAATTCATACTCAGAGTCTGGCATGAATCCAACCTTGGTTCCTGATTTTATGTCTGATTGATCTACATTTGGATAGATCATGGTTCCAAAAAGGTATGCTTCTTCGGATGAGGTGTGGACTATTGATGATGAATTGTCATTATGTATTGGTTCTACGAAGCAGAATGGTGAAATTGCATTCCAATCTCCTCCAAGTGATCTGTATGCATATACTTCCAGCGGATCGATCAAATAATTATCACCAAACATAAAGGACCAAGAACTACGCTCCTTCCCTTTCATGTCGTTGTAAAGTCTGAATGTATTATGATGTACAATTATTTCATCACCAATCGATACTGGTCCATTGTAGTTTACAGGAGTGTTTAGTACAACTGCAATGCGCTGTGTAGATAGATGATCTTCCTTGGATGCTGAGGTGATTAATTCGACTCCCTCGACATCCTTCTTGTTACTGTATCTATCTCCATCTTTTGGCTTGGCTATAAAACAGTTTGGTGATCTCATTAGAATTCTAAATAATGCTCAACCATTACTGGCATATTGATTATTGACTTCCATTTAATCACCTCTCCGTCCTTGTTTTTAACCCAGACTTCGAATCCGTTTTCTGTCTTTCTGATCTCAGATATCTCGTGAGACCCAGAAAGTACTGACCCTCCCACTTGAAAGTTCATCGAGTGAAGGGGATCAGTTCCTATTGATATTTTACGGATTAACATTGACTTCGCCTGTTTCCATGTTAATGGAAGCGCCTTCTCCAAATTTCTTGGCTAATGCTGATCGCTTCTCATATAA